ACAGGGGAAGGCCTTTGAAGTTTAATTCACCTGAAGAATTACAAAAGAAAATAGAATCTTACTTTGTATGGTGCGATTCAAGAACACGAATTAAACATTTAGTTACTAAAGACGGTGTGCAGGAAGTTGTCGAAAGTTTTCCACGACCTTATACTGTTGAAGGGCTTGCAGTTTACTTAGATACTAATAGACAGACGCTTCTAAATTACACTGATAAAGACGCTTTTTTTGACATTATCGAACACGCACGCCAAAGAATTTTATCAAACAAAATAGAAGGCGGTTTAGATAGAACTTACGATTCAGGTGTTGCCAAATTTATGCTTATCAATAACTACGGCTTTAAGGATAAGCACGAAACAACCGAAGACGACAAAAACATTAACATAAACATTCAGTACCCACCTGAAGCTAAATAGTGCCGCGTAACATAAACATACAACTGTTTAAGCCGCACACAGGGCAAAAACGAATATTAGATAATAAGCGAAGGTTTAACTGTATTGTTTGCGCCCGCAGATTTGGCAAAACAGAACTTATTACATCGGTTGCATTGCCGCTAATAAGCCCTGCCGTGTTTGAAGGTAAGTTCGTAGGTATCTTTGTCGATGACTTTAAGGACTTTGCGCAGTCATGGAATAAGATAGTAGATACTTATAAGACAGTTGCTGAAGGCGGAATCATTAAACACAAAGATGAAACTTCAAAGATAATGCAGTTTCTTAACGGCGGCGTTTTAGAAGTGTGGTCCATTGGCGATGAAGGGCGAAAAGATAAAGGCAGGGGGCGTAAATATCACCGCGTTATCTATGAAGAAACGCAAAAGATACCTTCACATATATTAGAATATCATTGGAAAACTGTAAGTCGCCCTACCTTGACTGACTTTAAAGGTGAGGCGTTTTTTATTGGTACCGCTGCGGGCAAAGATAACTATTGGTACGAACTATGCCGCAACGGTGCAAAGGCTGGCAATGTTGAAAAGAACTGTTATAATGACATAGACTTGCCGCAAAGTGAAAACGGTTCTGACAGTTGGATTACGTTTCGAATGGAAACAACCGATAACCCAAACATAGACCCCGATGAAGTAGCTGATGCTAGCCGCGACCTTGACCGCTTAACATTTGAACAGGAATACAAATCTGTTTTTGTTGACTATTCAGGTGAGGCATGGGTTTACGTTCTAAAGGACAAAAGCATACAACAAAAAGTATTTCAGCCTTCAAAAAAAATAAATTGGGAAACTGAGCAGATTTATGTTTCGTTTGACTTTAACAAGATACCAATGACAGCGGCCGTAATGCGAAAAACTGTTTTACCGCCTGATGTATCGGCACGTTCACGTTATCGTTACGGTATACACATCGTTAAAGAATTTAAGATAGGTTCAGAGGAACGCGGTGAAGCATCAATCTATGACACGTGTCAAGCATTTAGGGAATGGGTATTTGCAGAAACAAATAAGAAAATCGGGCGATGGTCTGATACTGCTATTTATCCATGTACTATTCCACTATTGATTACAGGTGATGCATCAGGTGACCGTTCCGATGGCAGGCAGCGTGTTTCTAAAACATACTACGAAATCATACAAGAAGAATTGCAATTGCCCGCGCGTTTTTTTGTAGTGCCTAAAGCTAACCCCCTACATGCTGAATCGTACGTTCAGACAAACACTATTATAAGCATGTGCCCTGACTTTCAAATTTATGAAGATAAATGCCCGGGACTTCGTATGGACTGTTTGCGTATTAAATCAGATAATAGCCGCCGAATCATTAAAGGCAAAGGTGAAGAAAGGCAAGCCGACTTATTAGACAATTTAAGATACCTACTTAACACATTTTGTCAAGATATTAAATTATAGCCCCATGTTATACCGCCCCAAAATACGTGTACAAACAGATGCCGAAATAGAATATTGGAAAAACCTAATAAATGAAAAGCGCCGACAAAATAAAACTTTGCAGCGCTGGTTAGTTATATCTGATGTGCATAGACCTTTTCACAATCAGATACTATGGCAAAAAGTTTTAAGGCTTATTAGCGAAATGGGCACAACTTTGCACGGCCTTGTTATTGCAGGCGATTATTTAGACTTGTATACATTAGGTTCTTATAATGCCGAATCATTAGCCAACTTATCGGGCTTAACTTTGCAAGATGAATATATTGATGGTTTGCAGGGAATTGATGAACTTAACGGCGTGTTTAAAGGCGCTAAGAAATTATTTCTATTTGGCAACCATGAAGACCGTTATTTCAGACACATAAAAGAAAAGGACAATGCGAAATACGGCGGCGCTTTAATAAATCCTACTGAAGCGCTTTACTTACATGAACGTGGATGGGATGTTAAAACAGATTGGCAGTCAGACTATTTTACATTAGGCAAACACTTAGACATAGTTCACGGAGTTTATACATCTATTCATGCAGCTAAGGCGCACTTAGATAAAACACAACACTCTGTTATGTTTGGACATACACACAGGGTTCAATGCTATCATACTGGAAACAAAGCCGCGTTTAACATTGGTGGTTTATATGACATTAAAAGCAAAGGGTTTTCATATATGCCAAGGTTTCAACGCCAACTGTGGGCTAATGGTTTTTCGCTTGTTAATGTCGATGACCAAGGTAACTTCTATGTCGAACAGGTTAATGTTTGGGCTGATAAGTTTTTAGCTAATGGCAAGATGTATTAACTATATCGTTGAAGTTAACGACATGGTCTAACGTACAAACATAGTAGTATAAGGATGTGCAACCCATTTGCCAAAATATCTATAGTTTAAATTCTTTTGCGGCCTTAAACCCATTGTTATTCTATGCTGCCATGCCTTCCACGGCGTTTGATTTATATCTGAATAGTCAAGCCAAAAGTAACAGCGGCTTGTTTTAAGTTCATTGTTTAGCACGGCACTAATAGCATAGTATCTAATCATTGAAACGTTGACAGTTTGTAACCGATTGAAATGCCAAAACGTAATATGTTTATTCTTACGGTAAAACCTGCGCACGTTTGGAAAACAATTAAAACTATCATTAAGCACTAACCCTAACAGTATGCTGTCAGGGTTATCAGATAGTATAAGCTTACGAATCCATTTTGATTCTTGCATATTGATTTTTTATTTTGTCGAATGCTTGTTTTTCTAATTGCCTAGCACGCTCACCTGTTACGTTTATCATTTCGCCTATCTGTTTGTAGTCTTTGGCATAATCTTTTAAATACCTATGTTCAATGACTTTATATTCTTTAGTGTTTAGGCACTTAACAAGATATTTAAATACTTTTGTACTATCGGATTGCAAAGCCCTTGAATCTGTTTGTGAATCCGATGCAGGCGTGTAAATTTCATTGCCTTCATCATCTGTATGGTCAAGGCTTACATATTGAATCATTTCTTTAGCCATTTTGACATAGTGTTCTGATACGTTCATTTGTTTGGCTATTGTTTCAATAGGTTCATCTTGCATGTTTCTAATCTGATGTTTAACAATATGTGCCTTATCGGGATAGCGTATTATATCGCGTTTGCTATTTATGAAGTTTTGAATTTCTGAGCGCATCTGATAGACTGCAAATGATATAAATTTATACTCACTATTACGGTCAAACTTATCGGCCGCCTTAATTAGTCCTATCATTGATTCGCTAATTATATCCATGATATCAACCGATGTGACATAATGCCTAAACGCTACCGTTATGGCAAACATCATATTATGATTTATAAGCTGCTCACGTGTGGCCGTGCGCTCTTCTTCGAATGTCAAAGGCTTGTATCTGTTGGCCTCTAATAATAAACGCTGTAGTATGCCTTTTTTTTGATGCACAACGTTAAATCTTATATCAATTGCTTTCATTAGTATAGAATTTTTTAAGTTGTGAAGCCTGTGCAAAAGTACGGCGGCAAATAAAAGCATCTGAATAAGCACGTTGCCATGAAGCTAATGATATTTCAGCCTCAAACAAATCTGAATAAACAATCATAAGCCTGTAATAATTGCCAGCCTGTTCATACATAACCGTGTCGAATGGCATGATGTTAAGCTGTTCCGCTGTTACATACTGTGGTGTCTTTGTACTAAGTATTTGAATACAGTAAAGCGTATCTGTTTGCGCGTATGTTGCAGCGCTAAATAGTAAAATAAAAAATAGTGTTTTCATTGTGTGAAGTTTTAAAAATTAAAGTTCGGTTTTGTAGGTTGACCGAAAACCTGGATGTTTTATAAATACCCTATTTCAAATAATTGCTTTTCAAATTGTTTAACATAATTAAATTTGTTTTTATCTGATGTTGATTTTTTTATTCTTTCAACATTTTGCCAGCTGTCAAGTTCGTGGTTACCTATTGCGCTTAATAAAGTATTGTACCTTATAAGTCCGCCATCATTTAAATAAACAACGCTTGTTAAAAAACCATTTAATTGGTCAATTTTGCAAAATGAAAAATTATTTGCTACCTTTTCTAAAGTTACTTTTGTAATTGCTCTCATAATCTTAATTTTTTGAAGTTTTTTAAATTCGTTTCCGTTGTATTGTGATACAAAGATAGTTACTCTTTTCATAATTGCAAATAATTTTATTAAAATTTTATAAAAATATTTATCTTTTTTTGGAATATCTTTACAGCTAAATACTAAACACATGATTTTCAGAAAACGAAACAGAGCAGAACAAAACGAAAAGAACTATTCAAAGTGGCTTAAAACCTACATTCCCGAAACAACAAAGCAGCGTATTGAGTTAACAAGGGTATTCACAGACCGCCAAGGTAATAACTTCTACATTCTTAAAAACCCTGCAAACTTAACGCGTGAACGTGCGCAAAGGATTGAAGAAGCTATGACCGCTATTGACTTTGGTATTCATAAAAACGAAGTAGTTGAAAAGCTATCATGTATTTTAGAAACTGTTGAGGATATGCCATGGCAAAACATGACACGCGATAAGCTAAAGGAATTTCATACTAAGTCAAAGGACCAATTGAATGATATTATTTATAGGCTTAAAAGTGTTAAGATAGATGACCTATTACTTGAAGCTGGTTTATATTTTTTCTACATCGATAATGAAAACCCATACATAATAAATTCAGAAACACAACAGCGCAAAATGGACGCAATAAAAAAAGATGATGAACTGCGCGCTTTTTTTTTGAACAGTATAGAACAAATCTTGAAAGGTTCGAGCGCTTCAAACGTTTAAATTTTCCAAGGCTAAACAAGATAGACCCGAAAGCAAAACCAATAAAGAAACCGCAAACATACCAACACGCTTTACAAAAACTAAAAGAACAAAACCGCGAAAATGATTATATAATAACTAAGGGCGACCCGGTACAAATGGCAAATGTTAGGTTTTGGGTTATTCGTGATTATTACGCGGCACTTGAACAAATATTAAAAGATAATGATAGGGCAGAACAGGCTCAAAAAAATATAAAAAAGTAATGGCAGAAATTAAAGATGTTTATAGTTTAGAATTTAATAGTTCACAGTTTCAAACTGAAATAAATTCAGCTATTCAAAGTATTGACCAACTTAACAGCGCTATGGAACAGGGCGTTGATGTTGCCGATGAACTTGAAGAAGCACAAGCAAACTTAGTTAACGTTTTAGGAACTGAGGCTAAAGGCGTGGAACAGTTAAATCAAAAACGTAACGTTTTAGTAAATACACAAAAACAAGTTAACGCCGAATCTAAAACAGGTGTTACAGTTGGTAGGCAATTAGATACTACAAATAAACAGATAGCAAAAAGTACAGGACAGGCGGCAACACAGCAAAGGGGATTAGGTCAAACGCTATTATCTGGAACCCGTGCAATTGGTCAAATGCGCCGCGTCACTTCGACATTGACATTTGCGTTTAGGGCTTTATCGGCCGCTTTGCCATTTGGTTTAATTATGAGTTTTGCAGGGCCTATTATTGAATTTTTTAGTAGCTTATTTAAATCGACTGACAACACAGCCGATAACATGGAAAAGCTAAATGATAGTACATTAAGTTTGACAGAACGTTTAAGTATTGCAGAAACAGAACTTGAAAAGCTAAATGCTATTGAAAGCAACCGCGGTGAACTTACAGAAGAAGAAGAAAAAAGAAGACGCGAATTAACAAAAACCTATCAAGAAACATCAGATGAAATTATAAAAATAGAACAAGAAAGAGCAAATAAATTACAAGAAATTGATTTTGCTTTAGCTGATGCAAGGATAAAATTATTAGGTGATACTTCAGCTGGTGTAATTGCATCGGCTGAACTTGAAGGTAAAAAATTGCAAAATGAAATAGATAAAAGATTAAGTGACATAGTTAAAGATAATTTTAAAATTCAAGATGAAATAAAAAAAGCAGATGAAGAATTTACAAGAACAAGCAGCAATGAAGCAAGGATAAGGGGAAATGACCTGCGAGACCTTTTAATAAAAAATGGTAATGCTCAAAATTTGATTGTTGAAGAACAAAATTTAAGATATGCTGCAATTGAACAAGAAAAAAACAAACGCATTGCAGACTTACAAGAAAAGGCAAGACAGGACCAACGTAAAAAAGACATTGACGCTGCGAATAAAGCAATTGAAGATGAAACAAACAGATTAAAACTTGAAATACTAAGAACAGAAGAAGGTAGTATTGAGCGCGTAGAAGCTGAGGCTAATCTAATTGACCAAATACTAATTTTAAGACAGAAGTATGCAAAAGAATTAGAACTTGACAATACCGAACTAAAAATTATGCAATTGGAAGGCTTGGAAGAAAGGGAAAAGCTATTCGATAAATACTATGAAAATTTAAAAGAAAAAAAAGAAAAAAACAAAGATGCAATTATAGGACCAACAAAAGAAGATTTAATTCAAAAGCTAAAAGAATTAAACGATGCTTTAAAGGCTGAATCAGATTTGATTGAAAATAATAATGAAGCTAATTTGGCTAAACAGTTGGCAGCGCTTGAAACTGAACGAAATGATAAATTGATTTATGCTGCGCAAAATATTAGCGACCAGGAACAACTTGCAAAGGCTTTTGAAGATATTGATGAAGGCTATAACAATGCACGAAAAGAAATTGAAAAGAAAGCTAATATTCAAATTCTAAATGATAGAATTAAGCTATTAGAATCTTTAAAGTTAGTAGCTACAAATTCAAATGACAAAGCAGCCGAAGCCGAACTAAACAAACAGATTGAACAGGCTAAATTGCAAGTTATTGAGCTAAACAAAATCAATACAGATGGCGCAAAACAAAATGCAGACCGTACTAAAGCTGAAAAAAAACAAAAAGAAGAAGATGATAAGGCAATGCTTGACAAGCAAAAAGAACTAATCGACCAATCGGCACAACTAATCCAAGGCGTTTCCGATAATGTGTTCAACGTTCTTAACGCGCAAGTGCAGGCATATATTGCAGGGCTTGACAAGGCAATAGATAAAAGCAAATCGGCATTGGATGAAATACGTTCTAATAGTGAAAATTACAACGCAAGGCAATTAGAAATTGAAAAGGAACGTTTAGAAAAACTTGAAGCTGAACGGGCCCGTGCTGTTGAACGCGAAAAGAATTTAGCATCTGTTCAGTTGGCAATAAATGCAGCTATAGCAATTTCAAAGGCGGCGGCTGAAGGTGGAGCGGCTGCACCTATTACAATAGCCTTAACACTTGCGTCACTTATTGCAGGTTTAGCACAGGCAAGGGTAGCAGCTGGCAACGCGTTTTTTCATGGTGTTGAATACTTAGAACGTGGACAAAACAAAGCAGGGCGCGACACAATCCCTGCAATGCTTAACGAAGGTGAACGCGTTATAACAACCGATACGAATAATAAGTATTGGGATGTTCTAAGTGCTGTACACAATAACAGAATACCTGCCGATGTACTGAATACATTTTCTAAAGCATATCAGCAAGGTGGCATTAAAAGCGCTTTAGGTGCATTTGGGGATAACGTTTCACTTAGTTCTGAATTAGGGCAAAAGTCTATCTTTGTAAACGTGGCGCAAACATACGGCGGATTAGAAAATAGATTGGAACGTATCGAAAATGTTTTAACTGAATTGCCAAAATACATGCCGCGCACAACAGTTAGCGCAAATGCAAACGGTATCTTTAAAATTGTAGAACAAAGACAAGCCCGTAAAAACTTTTCGCGTAATTGGTCAAAATGACATGCTTTTGTATAAACATTTAAACATTATAAATTATGCCAATTAAAAAATGCTTACCCGGCGATAACAAATGTATTTCAAAAGTAATTAAGCAGTTAGTTGCTGAAGGCTATCCACAGGAACAAGCGGTTGCAATCGCTTTAAATACTGTTAAGAAATGATAAAACAGATTGTTATTATATCGGTTGCCGTTGCAATTACTGTAAGTGTTATCTGTTTTATTGCCATTACCCCTGCGCAAAAATTACATAAGCAACTACTTGAAAACGAACGGCGAACCCGTGACAGTTTGTCCCAAATATTTGCTAAATTTGCGACAAAATCTGACAGCCTGCAAGCGCATATAGATACGATGCAATCAGCATTAGACAAACAAATAAAACACTTTAGATATGACTTACACAGAATTAAGATTATTCAAATACCGAGTGTTAATTATAGCAACGTTACTGATACTTTGCTCATTGGTCGCCTCCTGTCAGATTACAAAGGTCGATAACGGTTTTTTAATTAGCCGTGACTATGCTAAATTTATCGCCGCACGTTTTGATAGCTTAGAAACATATAAGAAATACGCTGGCAAACTTGAAACATGCGACAGTATATTATATAATGCAGAAATGGTTATATCAGCCATGAAAGTACAATATAACATGCAAAGCGACATGCTAAAATTAAAAGATGCTATGATTGAAAGTTATGAACGTGGTAACGTAATATGCAATGACTATGCAAAGCAAATCAAAAAAGAAAAGCGTCTTAAAAAAGTGTGGAAAATAACAACTTACGCGTTTATTAGTGTATCTTTGGGCGCGTTAACATATTCAATATTTAAATGAACGGCTTACTAATATTTTTTGATGGGATTCCTCAGGACTTAGATAACTTCAATGGTACTGAATCTGCAAGTTTTGTTTTTCGCCGCAAAGATGAAGCGGGCGATTCTGCATTTAGTTTTGCCCCTGAATTAACAGTAGTTGGCGATACCTACGAATATGTCAGACAGCAAATAATAAACGCGCCAAATCCAAATATTGCAGCTATACAAGTATTGATTTACGATACATGCTGTACTAATACCGATGGCTCAGACCGTTTATTATTTACGGGCAAAATTGAAGGCGGTTCTGTACGTTGGTGTACGTTTCCGACATGTGAGGCACAAGTTACCGTAGTAGATAATAGTGTAGATGCTGAAGCTATAAGATGTTTAAAAAATCATTTTCCGTGGGACATTGTAAACAAAGATAATAATATTAGCACCCTTGGAATAGATGAGTTTAGATATGCGCCCTGGATGTATTATTGTAATGATGTTAAGCCAAGCGGAACGCAAGAAGCGATAATGATTATAGGGATATTTATTTTTATATGGTCAGCGCCTTTATTATTATTTGCTCAATTATTAAATATTGCAATAGGCAATAACTTAAATATTTTTGAAGGGTTAAGCAATTTTATTGTCGGTTGCGGTCGCAGGCATACAGCGCCTTATTTAGATAGCCAATTTAAAAACCTTTGCAAATTGTGCAATATCGGTTATCAGTCAAGTTTATTTAACGTTGGCGGTTATTATCATGATACGGTAAGAATGGATATTGGTTTTGTGAATGGTAACCTTGGAGTTTTGCCGCAAGAATTACCAAAAGATACAAGTGCAAGAAATGATAATAAGGCTAATTTAAATGGCATTCAATTTTTAGATGACCTAAAACAATGGAATATTGAATGGCGTGTTATTAACGGCGTTTTACAGATTGAGCGCAAAGATTATTTTGTAGGTGTTGAATGGTTTAATACTGATAATTTAGCAGAAAATCAATTACTATCTATTTGTTATGAATCATTAGGACAACGCCCTGCAAGCTATGCTGAATATGAATACCCTAAAGACGGTATTGATAATAGCGGCGATGAAGTTGCAAAGCGATGGACTGACCGCGTTATAGATTGGAATCCTACAAATAACCCACAGCAAACAGGATTATTTAGTAAAAATTTTACATTTTCAGCATCACAATTTAGGTTTGATTTTAACGCCCCCGATGTTAACCCAATTGATAAGCCATTTTATGTAGCGTTTTATCCTTTTGTTCAATCAGTAGAAAATGAATTAGCGATGTTTTTGGAAAAGGGTATATCAGCATTCCCAAAGTTAATTGGTTTACGTGAAGTTTTAAATCAGAACATAAACAATAATATAATTGAACGTGGTATAGCTGTTCCCGATGTTGCAGCAATGCCAAATGGCAAACGGGCATATAATTACAAATGGTACGTAAAAGAATTGCCGTTTGTAGATGGCGCTGGCACATCATACGACACAGCATACCAAAAACTATTCTTTATTGATGACCCACGCCTCACATCTGTAAAAACGCGGAAAGTTACCATATCAATTTCAGCGGATTGCGATTTGCTTACTACTTTAGACATTGATAAATACGTTACAACCTCGCAGGGTCAAGTTCAAATAACTGAAATAACTTACGATACAAATAATAATTCATTAACTATACAAGGTTTAATTTAATGGCTTATACTTACGATAATATACAATTAGATTGCATAGATAGCAGCGGAACTGTTTTATATAACATTGCAACGTTTACGGCTTCGACTATTCCCGCCGTTCCTGTTGAAGGCTTGGCAATAGGAATAAAAGTTAGACTAACATTTACTATTAACAGTTCGGGCGCTAATAGCTTTTTAAAT